CTTAACCTGAGTGGTCTCGATGAATACGACGTCGTATAGACGACCAATCTCACCAAGCATGAAGTTACCTGGAGCAGCGTACTTGGTAACTTCGATGAACTCTGGGTTCGAGCGAAGGTCACGAGACTGCTTAGGGTGGATGAACTGAACATAGGTCTCACCTAGGCGAGGGATGTTCTTTGAAGCTAGAACCAGAGCTGAGTCCTTGATGGCACCAGTGGTTAGCTTGTAGTTACCATCTAGGTCTGAGATGCCAGTACCTACGGTACCCTCGTCGTAGTTGGTGAAAGCGCCGCCAGTGATACCTGAACGGTCGTAACCGAAGGTAGCTGAGGTAGCAGCTGAGAGGGTGTCACGTGCCTGGATGTCTAGGTACTGTGCCATGTGGCGACCTAGAAGGCGTGAAGCTGAAGCCATGATGTCGTCGAACGAAGCGTTCAATAGAAGCTCCGAAACAGCAACAGCATAACCGTGCTCAGCAACGGTGATTGCAATCTGCTCAGCAGTAAGTGCGTTAGTGGTCATACGTACACCTTCGGTTAGTGGAGTAGCGTCCACTGAGAAGTTCTTGTAACGTAGGAAGTTAACACGTAGACCAGGAGCTACGCCAAGTTCAGTCTTCTTAACAGCGAACTGCTCGAAGCGAAGGATTGGCATTGCCTGGAATAGGATTTCCTTTGACCAGATGGTCTGAATTGCCTGTGACAGCTGTGAGTTGCTGCCCGAGTAAGCGGTAGGGGCTCCAGCAAGCTGGCCCGAACCTGTAATAGCTGACGCCATTAGGTTGCTCCTTTCAAGAGCGATAGGTTAGGTAGGTTAGTTACCGAACAATCCCTGTCCGCCACGGTTTGTGCTGCCCAAAAGCTTTGAGCGGTTCTTTGCGTAATCCGCCATAGACATGCTTGAGATGCTGTCTGGTGACAAATTAGCCTGCGCCGAGTCGTTATCGAGGGGTCCAGAGGCTGGCATCGTAATACGAGAGCCAACCATTTCCTTGCGTGTCTGCTGCGATGCTGCTGCTACAGACTCGAAGATTCGAGAAGAACGTTCCTTTAGTCCAGCAATGCTGGCTTCAATTTCGTCCTTGTCATTTCCAGAAATAAGGTCAATCAATTCTGGGATGATGTTTGCGCGTTCTGCCTCTAGGCGCTGCTGGCGATAAGCCGATAGCTCCTGGAAGTCACGTTCACGCTGAAGTAGTGCGAATGCCTTCTCTCGCTCAAGACGTTCTGCCTCAAGCTGAGCGGTGAATTCCTGCTCCTTCTTAGAAAGAAGTTCCTTGAAGCCAAGTTCGGCTTCCTCTTGCTTCTTCTTTTCCGCAGCAGCTTCTGCTTCACGAGCTTGGCGTGCCGCACGTCGCTCAGCTTCCTTAGCTTCGCGCTCTTCGCGCTCCTTCTCAAGAACCGCAAGCTTCTCCTGTAGAGTCTCTACAGTCTTGTATACCTTCGACTTCTCCTGCTGACGTGCCTTAGCAATGTCCTCAGCAGTGTACTTTCCAGTATTGGTGCTTGCGTCTTCAGCGGCTGCATTAAATGCATCCATTGATGGGGCGCTGGTTTCGGCTACTTCTAGAGTAACCTCTTCGTTGGTGTCCTTATCAGGCATAACCTATTCTCTTTTCATTCTCTTGGTCGTTTTCCGAATTAATAGCACAAGACCTTGTCAGTTTGTTACAGGTACAGTCAATCTGATAAAGGATTGACTGTCTCTATAAAATCAATGATTACATTGAATTTTTTATTAGTCTTTGTTAACTGTTCGACGAGATGGAATATTTGTTCCATAAGCTTCAGTTACCAAAGTATTTCTAATCTCAGCTTCGGCTGCCTGATTCTCCATAGCAGCCTGGTCAGCTTCAGGAGTTACCTGGTCAGGAGGACCGTCAACGCCATCACCAAGTACGTCTCCGTCACCCATCATCATTGGGTCAATTGGAGTAGCAGAACCGTCAGGACCAGCCATCATGCCAGTCATGTCCATAATCTGCTTCTGCACCTGTACCTGTACGAGCTTGAGAGCACCATCTGCGATAGCGTCTTCCTTCATCTCGCGACGGATTTCGTCTAGCTTCTCCTCAGGGAACTCTTCGCCAAGAGCACGAAGAGCGCCTTCCTTAGATTCAAGACCCATAGAAATCTTCTGTGAGAGCTCGTTCAAAAGAACTAGCTTGTCTAGAGGTAGTGGAGGAGGGAAGTGAGCGTAGCTAACATAAGTTAGTGGGTCATTAGGGTCTAGCTGAGTTGCCTGCCCATCCTTGATAGGACCGTCAACTGCAGGGTCGTAAGTGAAAGTCTCTGGTTCCTTAACCGCAAGGTTAAGCATTACCAACTCATTGATACGCTCAAGACCCTTACCATACTGTGCAACCTTCTGAGTCCAACGATTCATTAGAGGCTGGAACTGAATAGAAAGAGCAACACCAGAAGTGTTAGAGATAGGCTGTGCCTGTCCAAGCGCAGTCTCAGGAATGTTCATGAGCTCGTGCATCGACATCTTTAGGCGGTCAAGGTACTGTAGAGCTCCTTGAATACCAGCTCCACCACCCTCAAGGTTGAATACCTGAGCGTCCTTTGGAAGACCGCCCCAGACCTTCTTAGCACCCTTTTCAAGGTTAGATGCCTTGGCACCAACGATAACTGTTACAGGAGCAGCGTGATAGTTGATGATATCTGCGATATCAGTGGAGATTTCATTATACGAGCGGTTGACAGAAATAATGTCATGCGCATCCGATAGGCCCCACGGAGAACCAGATACAGGAATGTTAGGGATGTGAACAACGGGAATCTGACCAAGTGGGTTAGGACGCGAATCAATGAGCTCATCGTTGATGTACTCCTCAATAACATCATCAGTAAGAATTTCGGTATAGGTAAATACCTGACGAGTACCCTCAAGAGAGGTTCCCCAGAAACGGTACTTCTGCTTGAAACGTAGAAGACGTGAACGGTCGTGTGGGTGGAATTCTGGGAAACAGAACGCAGGATTCAAAGGAAGGATACGGACACGACCTGGGTGGTCACGTCCAATGCTGTCCTGCCATGCCTCTTCATATGCAACCTTGACAAAGCAGTCACCAGTGATTCCACCAGTTTGCGCCATCTCAAAAAGGACGCGCATCTTGTCGTTGTCAATCTCCCAGACTCTTTCTAGGCGGTCTGGAACAATAGCCTCGGTGTACTTAGGGCTACGGAAGTGGATTCCATTACCAAAGGTAAAGCGTGCTAGGTAGTCTAGGAAAGCACGGTAGTAGTTGAGCGAGATTTGCATTTCGCCTTGCTCACGGCGGTAACCCCAGTGATGACCAAGGTACATAGCCCAGTTGAGCGAATAACGGTTTAGACGAGGACCGTGGACCTCAAACTCTTCATCAGCAAGTTCTACAAGCCCTAGAGGCGAGATGCTGATAGTAAGGTCAGATGATGACGCCCTATAGCTCGGAGGAGAGAAGTCCATAAAAGACATTACTTCTTATCCTTCTTCTTAGGGTGAGTTTCTTTATTGTGCTTATCCGTGGCACTGTGGTCATTGTGAGCCATCTTCTCCTTCAGGAGGCGCTCACGCATATGCTTGACAGTCTTTTCGCGGGCTGTCTTCTCCGAGGTCTCCTCGAACTTTCCGCCAAGCTCTAGATAGCGCTTGTGTACCCAGTTAGATGCACCAGGTGATGGGTAGGTGTGGTACTTTGCTTTGGCCTGGAAAACAACCATGCCCCAAAGCTTTTGATTAGTTGGCACTTCAGCCATTTAAAACTCCTCCATCCGTAGCTCCCACCCTCACTCTAGTAAATAAGAGCGAGGGTGGAATGCTAAACGATAATTAGTCGTTTACTACGGTTGGGTTTAGACGCTGTGTGCGTCCACCCGAGCGAACAACTGTCTCAACAATCTGCTCAGCGTTAGCGCTGAACGAACCGTGAGCGAACTCGCCTAGGAAGGTTGGTGCTTCAATCCATGAAGCTGAACCTACGTGGGCACGCTCTGACAGAGTCTCAGCAGCTGGCTTCTGCCATACTGGTGCGTTGCGGTTAGGGCGGCCAGGAGCAGCTGAGAAGCCGTTCTGGATTCCAACCTGGAAGTCTGACGGAATGTCAGTGTCGGTTGCAAGACCTTCTTCAAAACGAAGTGGACCGCGACGCTCTGCGTTGCCAGCGCCCTTGATTTCGTACGACTGTGGCGCACGCTCTGGGAACTGTGGATTTGGTGCTAGACCCATGGGGTGTCTCCTTAAAATAGAAACGGAAAACTGCAGTTATTCCAATAAATAGTTTGACTGTTTATTGGTAATAAGTGTTGCTAAAAGAACGGACTTGAAGTTACCGATACTTCTGGCATTGTCAGTTCTTTTGTCAACGAACATGCAATAGCAAGTGAGTCCACAAAGTCATCGTGTGCGTAAGTTTCGTTAGGGGCAGAAACCATGAAATTAGGTCCCTTGTACTGAATTTCGGCGTCAGTCATCTGCTGGTAGAAGCGCTTCCAGATACGCAACTGACGAGTCTTAGCGTGTGCAGGCCATCCAATCATCTGTCGCTGAATCAAAGCCTGTAAATGCTTGAAGCGACTTGACTGCTCTGATGGCGATGATGTCAACGGAATGACCTGAGCACGACCCATTAGAATCTGAAGACGCTGGGCTACTGCGTCTCCAACACCGTTCGCGTCAACTCCGATGGCAAGAACATCGTAATTAGCCAAGAAGTTAACGATTTGAAAATACTGTTCTTCCCAGTCGTCGCCTTGTAGCTCCAACCAGTTGAGGATTCGATGGTCGAAATAGCCGAACTCATCGGGCCTATCCCAGTCAACCCAGACAACGGTAACAATCGTGGAGTCCATTTTACGAGCAGGGTCGATTCCAACGACAACAGGCGTGCTGTGCCAGCTCTTAACGAGCTGCTGTGAAGTATCACCGAGCTCATCCATAGCGGTAGACGTAATAAACATGCCTCGTTCAAGAAGCCACTTGCAGTTATACGACATCTGGAACTCATCGGAATCCTCTCCAATACGAAGCATTTCTTTCTTGATGTGAGTTTGGTAGTCTGCGTTTACTTTAGCTACCTCACGCCAGTCCCACTGGAAGTGGTTCTGTCGTGCTTTTCTACCAGTCTGACGTCGCTTGTTTAGCTGAATAGACTTATAGAAGTTGTTCTTAGAAGTTGTTGGAGTACCAGTCTTAACCATGGTTCCCGCGTAGTACGCCATCATCGGAGCAATAGACTTGTTCACAATGAAGTCGTCCGCTTCCTGGCACTCATCGATAACGATAAGGTGGAACGACTTAGACTCAATCTTTGCACGAGGGTTAGCGGTCATCATCGTCATGGTAGAGCCAAGACGCTTTAGCTTAACGGTTTTGGTCACACCAGAAATCTTCGCAGCAACATCGTCAATCTCAGGGTCCTGGAGAATCTCCTGCGCCGCTGGGGAAGTAAGGCGGGTTACTGTACGAGAGAACAGTGTTTCTGCCTGTCCTTCTGTAGGAGCAAACAAACCTACCCATAGCCCGTTCTTGAACTTCCCTAGAAGGTCTGGGTACATTTGAGACAGTAGGGGCAGCATAATCATCAGGGTGGCTACTGTGTTAGCGATAACCTCTGACTTTCCTGACTGACGTGCAGCAAGAGCCGTAACCTCTTCACCATCACCGATAATGACTGACTCCATAATGCGGCGTGAGAGCGGCTTCTGGTAAGGATGAAGGCTGTGGCCTACAAGTAGGTTCATGAATGTGAATAGCTTTTCAATCAGCCTGTTAACAAACTCCTGAGTAAGCTGGTCTACCTCAGCGTCATCTTGAAACTCAGGTTCCTCTGACCCATGCTCTTCTTGGAAGAACTCAGGCGTAATTTCTTCAAACTGAGGCTCTTCTTCCTCATAGTTCATTGTCATGTCGCTTCTTTAGCTCTTGTACTATGGCGAGCAACGCTTCTGCGTTCTCCTCAGCCTCTAGATAGTTTTCAATAGTTTTAGGTCCTAGACCCGCGATGTTCTTACCAATGCCGTAGAGAGTGGTCTCTACGTAGGTGACTAGCTCAGCAGTCCCAATCGTAGCTATCCTCTTCTGGAGTTTGGTAGGCTGGGGCTGTCCAGCCTTCTTCAAAATCTTCATCTTTAAGTACCCGTCCATGCATGGCGTTGTTAAGCGCCGTTTCCTCATCTGGCTGATAGCCAGTCCACTTACCTAAGACTAATACGCGGTAAAAAGGAAGTCTCAGCATAAGTGGCGTAGAAGTACGGAAAGGCTCCTCAATCTCTTGAGTCTCTCCACGTACCACTATTTTCTTTCCCCATTGGGCAGGGAGTCTAAAAAACTGTACGAAATGATTTTTACCGATATTGTGTACCTTAGGCATTGTTCCTATTTCTGATTTGGATTCTTTCCGCCCTTTGACGGATTCTTACCTGGCTTTAGCACTGACCTAGACGACGCTGTTTTAGATACGCGCTGAACTCTAGTATTTGAGGCTCCAGTACTGTACTTGTATTTAGTTGCGTATTTGAGCTGTGCGGCACGAGAGTACCTATAAACTTCTGCCGCAATCTCAGGAGCAATGGCGGACATATCTGCTGGTCCTTGCTCTGTCTTGTTATAGAATAGTCCGCCCTTATTTAGCCAAGGGCGACCCTTAGAGATAGACGCATGGAATCCTGACCATTCTCCTGGGGTGACCTTTTTGTAGTTCCAGATAGTTCCATCACGAAATACTACAGTCATGATTTGTCTATTTCGGTCATAGCCAGCAGCCACTGTACGAGGCCTACTTACGTTAATGGATGACGTAGGAATATCAGTTAAATCTGCAGGAGCATCGGGAGAAACTGCAAACTCAAACTCATCAGCTTCTTCCTCATCCTCTTTAAAAGTATTTCCAGGATTATATCCCTTAGGAATAGCTTCTGGCTGAACTCCCCATTCTGCGCCAAACTGGGAACGCAGGCGTGATAGTTCTGCGTCATCCCATCCAGCCATAAGTTCTCCTTAAATAAATAACCCGTGCCACCAGTTTATCGGCAGCACGGGTTATTTAGTTTGTTAATTAGTCTCCGTTTAGGATTAGAACAGGTACATCAGTTCCACGGTTTAGGATGTCACCAGCGGTTCCGTCAACAGCAAGAACAATCCCATCATTGTTGAATACGTAACCAGTTGAGTTAAACTCAAGTGCTGGGTTTGGAGCGGTTGCTAGCTTGAACTGGAAGTTGCGGTTGTCAATTACCTTAGTAATCTTTACACCTGCCCAAACACCGTTGAAGCCATTGCCATCATTGTAGTAAACGCTAACAGTATCGCCTGCAACTAGCAGGTGGTCAGAGGCAACAGTGAATGTTACGGTCTTTCCAGAGCTGACTACGCTAGATAGGTCGTAGTTAACCCAGCTAATGTCTAGGTTACCCAAGTTAGCTGCAGTAAGTGCATCCTGAGCTGCATTGCGGCTCAAACGAAGTAGCTGAGGTAGAACAGTCTCAAAACCAGTGTCGCCATCGCCAGCGTAGTTAGGGATGAAGCCTGGGAAGTTTGAGTAACCAGTAGTTGCAATTGAGTGGTTGTCAAGGGTTGGGTCTAGGGTGTTCTCTCCACGGTCAGCGTCTGGCTGAAGTGGAAAGTTGCCCCATACGAAATCGACCTGGACGTTGCCAGAGTCGTCACGTGTAACTGCCATAATTTATTTCTTTCTCTAGAGTGTTTTTGGTACTTCCCCGTGCACAGGGGAAACTTTTAGGCGACTAGTGTCCAAGTACTTCCAGCAGAAGTTCCTGCACCAGACCATGTGAATGAGCCCTTACGTAGCCAAATCTTCTGACCACCAGTGTTCCAAGCATTGTCTGCAACTACCGCATCAATGACGTAGTTTCCGTTAGCTGCTGGAATTGCTGAGAAGTTAGCGATGGTAATGGTGCTACCTACGTACCCAGTAGAGACATAGTCAGCAACTGCCTGTGGATAGAAGAAGTAACGGTCGCTGCCTGCGTCATACTCCATGTGAGCTACAGTGCCTGATTGAGCAAGTCCGTATAGAACGTAGTTAACGTCTGAACCTGGTGCGGCGATGGTGCCCTGCGTAGGTGACTGTGACTTAACCTTATTTACGTTGGTGTCATTTCCGCCAACGGTTGAGTAAGAACCCGCTCCCTGAGCAACAACAAATCCAGCACCAGTAATGGTCGAGTTAGCCTGAGGCCAAGGCATACCAAGAATGTTAGGAACTGCTACTCCTGGGTTGTCATAATACGTAGCCTGTGGCTGGTCAGTAACATTCAAGACAGTTCCTACACCAGGATACTGTGAAGCAACCTTGCCATCATTTCCACTATTTGCACCTGATGTAGTGGTGTTATTGTTCCAAGATGAGAACCCTGCTGCAGCAAGAGCGGCTTCTGCCTGAACCTGGGTCATACCTACAATGTTAGGCATGATGGCGTTAGTAACGGTGTCATCGTACGGCTCACCAGTAATAAACGCAGGGAAGCCCTCATAGCCAGAGGTAGCGATGATGTGGCTGTCTAGACTAGGGTCTAGGGTAGCCTCACCACGGTCGTCGTTTGGCTGCATAGGGATATTTCCCCATGCAAAGTCAATCTGGACCTGCTGGTCAATCCATGTATCAGTAAAAGCGTCGTAACGCCCTGAGTCTCTAGCCATTTACTCTTCTTCCTCACACTCGTGTGAATCTAGTTCATCTTCGTACAAAACATCTGCACAGTAGTTGCATTTAAACATGCGCACATCATCTAGCGCTTCATGTAAGGAGTCCGAGTGTTGATACTCTTCTCTAACAGGGTTCTGAGCTAGAACTTCTGCTGGAAATGGTCCATGTGGGCGATATGGGCCGCTTGGAACTACGTGACCTTGTACCGCAAATTTTCTTATCAAAGGCATATTATTAGCCTACAGATGAAGTCTTCTTTTTTGTTGCCTTTGTAACTGGGGCTGGGTCTTCGACTATAGGCGCTTCTACAACAGGCGTTGGCTTAAGTAGTCCAGCATCCCTTTTGCCAGTCAAGAATTTTGGCAAGTGAAAGCTACAGTAATCTATTTTAAAATCAGAAGTTACTCGGTATTCATATACTGCATCAGATTTGCAGTTTGCACAGGTAGCCATTAGTCGTTGTACTGCTCTCCAGGATTGACTAAGTTGATAGTCTCTGTCTTAGTAATGGTCTTTTTACTACGTGGCTTAGCTGCGGTCTTTGGCTTGCCCTCTACTTTAGGAGTAGCAACAACAGCGGTAGTAGGAAACTGTGTGCGATTCTTAAGGTTAGATGCTACTTTATCGGCTAGTCGTGCAGCACGTACAGAGTCTTCACGAGACATGGTAGGGGCACCTCCCGAAGTAGGTAGTCCAACAGTCGGATTGATGCGGCCAGTAGTAGCCTTACGACGTTCACGTCGTTCTGCTACCGAAGAGTCATCTGACTGAACTGGTGCAGGAAGTGGAGATACTCCCTTGAAGGAACCGCCACCGAATGAGAACTCTGCCTGAGTTCCTGGCTGCACTACTCCCAGCATAGACTTTGCATGCTCCACATAGCGGTCCTGCATGTCTGCCTCATGAGCTCGCTGACCTTCCTGAGCTGCCTCACTAAGACCGTGCTGGTGCTCATCCATTTTCATGCTGGCATTAGTTACGTGGTCAATAAGAGCCAGAGTATTCTCATGGTGCTGTTGCTGCATATTGGCTTCGTGCTCCATCTGAGCCTGATGAATAGCCACAGCATCTCGAAGGGTAGAGGCACGCTTTTTAGCATCTGCCCTGGCACCAATAAGTCCTCCGATAGCCCCGCCTACACTTCCAGCAGCATTGCCTAGAGCGGTAGCAACTTCGGTAGGGCCGCTAGGGTTCACCTTAAATGGCTCTACAGCTGTCATTCTTCAATCCTTTTTTCAAGTTCGTCGAAGCGTAAAGCTCCTGCATCAAGTCTGGCATCAATCTCGGTTAATTTGTTCTCAATTCGCTTTACAGCGTCTTTAATAGATGAGCCACCATTGTGCTTAAGTTCTGCCTCGACGGAGCGCATTCGCTCTAACATTCCAGGTCTACGAGGGTGCAATGCATCTCCCTCATCACCAAACCAGTCTTTAGTGAACAGGTCCAGTGCTTCCATTAGCTTTTTGGTTTTCACCACTAATGGGTTAAAAATTTTCCACAAAACGCCCAGCGCTCCTCCGACGGCGATAATAGCCGCCGCCCATGACAAAATTACTTCTTGCGCCATATAATGGTCCTATTTCTTCCCTACGATGCGGCCTCCGCCAAAACCCTCAGAGTTTTGACGACCTGCCCGTGCCCACGTAAACGCAGTTTGCCTATTCTTAGGAGACTTGTCATACAACTCTCCTTTGTAAAACTCTGACACCAAACTGACCGACTTGCGGTTGTTTGGTGTCAGAGCCTTACGAGGAATCATTTACTTCAGTTCGTCGTCTGCATCGAAGAGTTCTGAGATATCTCCGAGAATGTCCTCGAAGTCATCTGGAGTTTCCTCAGCAGAAGTCTTAACAGCCTCTGCTACATCTTCGTTATCCTTAGATGCCTTAGCTACCGCTGCACGGAAGCCCTTCTCGATGTCTGCGTCTGAGATGTCTGCGTCCCAAGCGAGCTGAACGCCCAGAAAGATGATGATTGACGAGAATACAGTTAGTACACCTGTCACACCACCCCAAAACCAACCAACGGTTGGTGAGCCTGCAGCCATACCTGGGATAAACGCAAATAGGATTACACCGATAGAGCGCTTAAGCATGTTCTTTAGCTTTTTCATTACTGACCTGTTCCTGCAGCAGCAGCTGCCTTTGCCTTGGCAGCCTGCGCTGCGATGACCTTCTTCAAGAAGGCGTCAGCGTCGTAGACCTTGCCAGCGAATACGCCATCCTTTAGGAGGCTGAGTGTTAGGTGTAGGTGAACTCCTGAAGAGAACTTACCTGTGGTTCCTGCTCCACCGATGACCTGGCCAGAGGTAACCTTGGTGCCAACCTTTAGCGGGCTCGGCTTGTCTAGGTGGCAGTAGCCAAAGAAGTGCTTACCAACCTGCAGAACAACAACGTTGCCCAGGCCGTCAGACCACTTGTTTACTACGATTACGCCATCGTTAACGGCTAGAAGAGGGTGACCTCCTCCGAATCCGTTGTAGTCAGTGCCACGGTGCCCGTTTGGGTGCCAGGTATCAACTACACCGAATAGTGGGCCATACTTATATCCCTTTTTAAGGGGCATAGTCCAGTTACTCATGTCTTACCTTTCGATTACTATTTATTTTCGGTTATTAGGCGCTAAATAAACGCCTAAATCTCTTGTGCTGCTTCCACGTATGATTTGAAAAAAGCACTAAACTCCGTGTGACTCATCTTGCGGCCCAGCTCCTGCTCATGCTGCCAAGCGGCGTAGTGAGCCTCAATGTAAAGCTGTATTGAATTACTCATCGTCTTTTTTGTTGAAGAGGTTGATTACGCCGAAGACAAGTCCACCGATTAGCATGTAGCCAACGATGGTCTTTAGCTGACCTTCTAGGACAGCCCAAGCGATGAACATACCGATTAGGGTCCAGCGGTCTTCAATAAGATTCTTTAGAAATTTCTTCATTACTTTATCTTTCTGCTAGATGGACTAGATGCTGCTGATGTTGCTGCTCCGACTGCTGCACTGGTAACTTGCGTTAGAACGATTGCTGCAACTACTTCTTTTTTGGCGGTAGCACGGTGAGCAGGGGACATATCTGCACCGAAGTTACCAAGGGCGTTAAATGCGTTAAGTACGGCTACTGC